GTCTTGAAGAAGACATGCCGGGTAGTTGCTATCGCATTGGTAAGAAGGGTGAGCGTCACATCAATCAGACTAAGCGACCTGTCATCCACATCAAAGACTGCCTGTTCAACTACTACGACTTCAAGCGCCCTGAGTTTCAGCTTGTGTTGCAATGGTTTGCTGCACAGTCTTTGACAGAAACCAAAGGTGCGTTGTCGGACATTGAAGAGCATGACCTTGGTGACTTAGCTGCCTATGCTGAGATGGTGACGAAGCGTCAGAAGTGGTTCAACAAACCAAGCGATGATGTTGTTGCTGGCTTCAAAGCTTTGCATCCACTAGGTTGGGTGTCAGAAGAAGAGTTGAAGGCTAAGAAGAAGGGTGAGAAACAATACAGCTATTGGAAGAACTGGAAAGTTGCTACCAACTTGAACGTATCCATCAATGGCTTTCGTTTCGACTTCGGTACTGGTGGTATTCACGGGTCTATCGAGAGCACCATTGTCAGTGACAGTGACACTCACATGATTGTTGACGCTGACGTTGCATCCATGTATCCCAACATTGCCATTGCCAACCGCATCTATCCCGAGCACTTGTCTGAGAAGTTCTGTGACATCTACCAAGACGTATACAACCAGCGTAAAAGCTATGCCAAGAACACGGCTGAGAACGCCATGCTGAAGCTTGCTTTGAACGGTGTGTACGGGGATAGCAACAACAAGTACAGCCCCTTCTATGACCCTCAGTACACCATGACCATCACCATCAACGGTCAGCTTAGCCTGTGCCTGTTGGCTGAGAAGCTGATGGACATTGAAGGCTTGTCCATTGTGCAGGTCAACACTGACGGTATCACTGTGAAGATGCCACGCGATAAGCATAACGAATACATCAACATCTGTGATGCTTGGCAAAGACAGGTTGGTCTACAGCTTGAGTATGCTGAGTATTCAAAGATGATTATTCGTGACGTTAACAATTACATTGCTGTGTATACAGACGGTAAGGTGAAGCGTAAGGGTGCTTATCAATACGAAGGGCTTGGCTGGCATCAAGATCAAGGTGGTCTTGTCATACCGAAAGCTGCTGAAGCTGCGATGCTTCAAGGCATCTCTCTTGACACATACATCAAAGGTCACAAGAACAAGTATGACTTCATGCTCAGAGCTAAGGTTCCACGTAGCAGCAAGCTTGTGATGGTGATGGGTGATGGCACTGAGGTGGTTCAACAAAACACATGCCGCTACTATGCATGCAATGCTGGTGGTGAGTTGATCAAGGTGATGCCACCACTGAAGGACGAGGCTGAGCCTAGACGCATATCGATTGGTGAAGGCTACGGTATGTGGACATGCAACGATGTCAATGACTTCACATGGAAAGATGTTGACTATCAATACTACATTGACGCTGCTGAAAAGCTGGTGATACAATGAAGCATGCAGGAAGCTGACCCCTGTTAAATTGGTCAGCAACAAACCAAAGGAAACTCAAATGAGTGACAAGTTGAAAATCAAAGCTACAGTTTACTGGGCTTCTCTGAATCGTAAGAATGAAATGGCTGATGCTTACACGGTTGATCTGTGTAACTTGTCTGACAAAGCAGTGGCTGCACTGGAAGACATGGGCATCTCTGTGCAAGAGAATGCAGAGAAGAAGCCTGAGCAGGGTAAGTACATCACCTGTAAGAGCCAGCGTCCCATCAAAGCTTTTGATTCTGACAACGATGAGATTGTCGAAGACATTGGCAACGGCAGCAAAGCTATCTGTATGATTGGTAGCTACGCATGGACATACAAGAATAAGAAAGGTGTCAGCCCATCATTGGCTAAGCTGGTCGTCACCGACTTGGTTGCATATGCTGGTGGTGCTGACATCTCTGCTGACGACGAAGACGTTTTGTAAATGAAGGCGATGCTTGATAGCGACATATACGCTTATCGCGCATCGGCAGCATGTGAGGATGAAGATGTTGAACAAGCTTGTCGATCCGTTGACAGCCTCATCATCAACACCCTCATGTGCGGTGTAGACAAATGTGGCTATGTTGATCGGTGGCAACTCTACCTAACAGGTAAGAACAACTTCCGATACAACGTAGCTGTGACAGCGCCTTACAAGGGCAACAGAGTGGACAAGGTTAAGCCTAAGCATTTAGCTGCGGTGAGACAACACTTGGTTGATCATTGGGGCGCTGTTGTCTATGATGGTATCGAAGCAGACGATGCCATTGCTACAGATGCAACAACTCTCGGTGACGAGGGTGTCATTGTTTCCTTAGACAAAGACTTAGATCAGGTGGCAGGATGGCATTACAACTTCATCAAGAAGACTGCCTACTACATCACACCTGAAGAAGCTGTACACAAACTGTACATGCAGATATTGACAGGGGACAATGCAGACAACATCATTGGCTTGAAAGGTATTGGACCAGTGAAAGCTGAGAAGATATTGGAAGGTGCTGTTGATGAATGTGAAATGTATCAACGATGTGTTGAAGCCTATGATGGTGTTGAAGAACGTGTCATAGAGAATGCACATCTACTTTTTCTACGCAGACATGAAGGTCAAATATGGAAGCCACCAACCGTAACAAATTGAAACCGAATGATGTAGCTCTTGTGCTGCGTCCCCACTACAAAGAAGGTGAAGCTTGGGATGGTAATTTCCAAGTGATGATTAGTGGTGTTGGTCCTGTCACTATGAGTGAAGAAGACTTTGCTAGTCTCGTTCACATTGCTATGGTGATTGCAACATCTGTTCAACTCATTGATGAAGACCCTGCATTGGCTGATCGGTTCCTTGCCAAAGTGAAGGAGCGATACAACCAGTCTGCCTTTGAAGAACTTGAGGATGTCAAGGATGCAGAGTTTGTGTTGTCTAAGTATACGAAGACGATTGGGGGTGTGCAATGAGTGACAAGAGTTGTTGGACTTGTTTCAATGACAACGCTGATGTCAATGAAGAACCATGCATGTCGTGTGTCAGATACAGTCATTGGGTTCCTATGGATGTGTTCAAGAACATTGACAACCACGGTGAAGCTATGGTGAAGCGAGTCATTCCTCCACCACAGTATGACCCGAAAGATGTAGCGTTCAATGCATTGGATGTGCAGATTGCTGGTAGTCATTACAAGAAGCATGGCATCCAACCTGTTGAGTATATTCACACCAACAAGATTGGCTATTTTGAAGGCAACGTCATCAAGTATGTCACTCGTTGGCGCGACAAGGGTGGTATTGCTGACCTTGAAAAAGCAAAGCACTACATCGATCTGCTGATTGAACTTGAAGGAAAGAACAATGGCTAAGATTACACTGACCCTTGTAGCCGAGGTAGACAACTCAGAACTTGACAGCGTCTACACCAATGAAGACTTGCTTGTTGAAGACTTGAAAGAGCATGTTGTGTACGCATTGTCTCGACTGAACATCGAAGACATATGCTTTAGAAATGTAGATGTGGAAGGACTCACATGAAGTTAACAATTACTGATGCTGAGAATGGCTTTGTTGTAGCGGTGCAGGATACCGAAGACAGCATATATTACTTCGTTGCTCTCGACGTTGATGATGTGTGTGGTATTGTTCAGAACATCTTAGTTGAACCGAAGGATGTATTGGACATGACCAGCGTTGCGTTTGAAGCTGTACCAAGTGACCGTTAAAGAACGCAATGGTGGTGAGTGGACAGAGGCACGATTCAGAAGTTTCGTGACCTCTGCTTTACGTGCTGCGTCAAGGCGTTGGCCTCCCAAGTACAAGGCTTTGAAGGAAGCTTTCGTAGGTAGGAAGGTGAATGCTAAGACGGGTAAGCAGGCAATGCATTACAAGTGCGCTGAATGCAAACAACTCTTTGTTGCTACAGACGTACAGGTCGATCACATCAAGCCAGTTGTAGACCCTAAGAAGGGCTTCACTACATGGGACAACTTCATTGAGCGTATGTTCTGTGAGATGAAGAATCTTCAAGTGCTATGTAAGCCTTGCCATAAAATCAAAACTGATCAAGAGAAACTTGAAAGGAAAAAGAAAGTATGAGCATTCGACTTGAGATAGAGTGTGAGACAGAAGATGATGCACGACTGTACCTAAATGCTGTACACTATCACAACCTAATCACTGACATCGCAAATGCTTTACGCACTGTCAATAAACATGGTGGTGATGTTCAGAAAACAATGCAGGTCTTTGAGTCAGCGCTCTATGCCGCTGGTGAACATCACCTTGGTCCTTACTGATTGGAGAAGAAATGAAAATCGAACTTGAAAACTACAGAGAAAACGAAGATGGCTCTGCTGACTTCAACGTCTACCTAGACGAAGCAGCTAAAGAGTTTCTGTTACGCTATGCTCTCATTGCATGCATCACAGATGCCATTGAAGCTGGTAAGAAAGCTACACCAACACCACAGGAAACAGAATGAACATCGACACCTACCAAACAGAAGCAATGAAGCTTCGCCTACCTACAGCAGATCGTCAGTATGCCCTGCTAAACCTAGCCGCTGAAGCTGGTGAAGTGGCAGGGAAGGCTGCTAAGCTGCGCCGAGATGGGGGCGATGTTGAGCAATACAACACTGCCATCAAGAAAGAACTTGGTGATGTGATGTGGCAGGTTGCTGCTGTTGCTGAAGACCACGGCCTCACAATGTCCGAAGTTTGTATACACAATCTGCAAAAACTGTGGGGTCGAAAAGACAATGGTACTTTGCAAGGCAGCGGTGATCTTCGCTGAGTGATATAACTCCAGCCCCACCCACACCCAAGGAGCTTCGGCTCCTTTCTTTTCCACTAACCCAAGGCAGTATAATGAAATACAAAGTTGACATCGACCTATCACGAGACAATCTTTTCGATGAACTAGGTAAGCAACGACTCAAAGAAAGCTACATGAAAGATGACGAAACATCTCCACAAGAAAGATTCGCATTCGTATCAGCGTCATTTGCCAGCAATCAAGAACATGCTCAGCGACTGTATGACTACTCTAGTAAACATTGGCTCAGCTACTCTACTCCTGTTCTATCTTTTGGTCGTTCTAAGCGCGGCCTGCCTATTAGTTGCTTTCTTAATTACATGGATGATAGTGCAGAAGGTTTGGTCGATAATCTTTCAGAGACAAACTGGCTCTCGATGATGGGTGGTGGTGTCGGTGTTCACGTTGGTATTCGCAACAGCGATGACAAGTCCACTGGTGTTATGCCTCACTTGAAAATCTATGACGCTAGTTCATTGGCCTACCGTCAAGGACGTACACGCCGTGGTAGCTATGCTGCCTACCTCGACATTCACCATCCCGACATCATCCAGTTCTTGGAGATGCGTAAGCCCACTGGTGATCAGAACGTGCGTACACTGAACCTGCACCACGGCATCAACATCACTGACGAGTTCATGAACATCATTGAGCGATGCATGAAGGATGACAATGCAGACGACAGCTTCAACCTGATCAACCCTGCCAGTGGTGAAGTTGTTGAGGTGGTGTCGGCTAAGTATTTGTGGCAAAAGATTCTTGAGTTGCGTATGCAGACAGGTGAACCCTACCTCATCTACATCGACACAGCTAACAAAGCTTTGCCGTCTTGGTTGAAAGACAAAGGACTAACCATCAACGGTAGCAACCTCTGTACTGAAATCTTCTTGCCAACAAACGAGAAACGTACAGCCGTATGTTGCTTGTCTTCATTGAACTTGGAATACTATGACGAATGGAAAAACAACAAGCAGTTTATCCTTGATGTTATGGAGATGCTTGATAATGTACTTCAATACTTTATTGACAATGCTCCAGACTCTATCGCCCGTGCTCGTTCTAGTGCGATGATGGAGCGAAGTATCGGTATTGGTACACTAGGCTTCCATGCTTTCTTGCAGAAGAAGGGTGTTGCCATTGATGGTGTATTGGCTAAGAGTTACAACAATGAAATCTTCAAACACATCCATAACCAGTGCGTTATTGGCGATGCAATCTTGGTTACGTCACGAGGTGAATGCCCTGACGCGCATCTCAGTGGTATTCGTCGTCGTTTCAGCCATTGGACTGCTATTGCACCTAACGCCAGCAGCAGCTTGATTATGGGCAATACGTCCCCATCAATCGAGCCTTATCGCGCTAATGTATTCCGTCAGGATACATTATCTGGTGCGTTCGTGTACAAGAATCGTTTCCTCAAAGCTGAACTTGCTAATCTTGGTATGGACGATGACGACACATGGGCATCCATCATTGCGAACGATGGGTCTATTCAGCATCTGGATGTGCCTGACCAGTTGAAGGAAGTGTACAAGACGGCGATGGAGATTGATCAGCGATGGTTGATTGAGCTTGCAGCAGATCGTCAGAAGTACATTGATCAGGGACAGTCGGTGAACCTGTTCTTCCCTGCTAACGTGTCTGTGAAGTATCTGCATAGCGTTCACTTTTTAGCGTGGCGCAGTGGGTTGAAGAGTCTGTACTATCTGCGTAGCGAGAAGGTGCGTAAGGCTGACAAGGTTGGTGCTCAGATTAAGCGTCAACGCATTGAAGATGAAATCGATTTGAAACAAATTGCAGATGGTGACACCTGCTTGGCTTGCGAAGGATGAACATGACACGACAATATAAAATGAATACGGAAACTACAGCGTTCCGTCCCTTCACATACCCTTGGGCTTATGACGCTTGGTTGCAACATGAGCAGAGTCATTGGCTGCACAGCGAAGTGCCAATGTCTGAGGACGTTAAAGACTACAAGAAGCTGAACAAGGACGAGCAAGAGTTTCTGACAAAGATCTTACGCTTCTTTGTTCAAGGTGACTTGGACATTGGTGGCGGCTACCACGACCATTACATCCCTGCGTTTCGCAACCATGAAATCAGGATGATGTTGAGTGGCTTTGCTGCCCGTGAAGCTTTGCACGTTGCTGCATATGCTCACTTGATTGAAACACTTGGTCTGCCTGAATCAACCTATAACGAGTTCTTGCAGTACAAAGAGATGTTGGACAAGCACGAGTATGTCCAGCGTATTGATGGTGCTCCAATGGCTGAGAAGATTGCTACCATCTCTGCATTCGGTGAAGGTATGCAACTGTTCTCAAGCTTTGTGATGTTGCTTAACTTCGCACGTAACGGCAAGCTGAAGGGGTTGGGTCAGATCATTAGCTGGTCCATCACCGACGAGACTATGCATGCCGAAGGAATGATAAAGGTGTATAGAGAATATGTTAAACATCACCAAGACGAAACGACACCTGAGCAAATTAAGAAGATTGCTCAGGAGATGGTGGATATTGAAGACAAGTTCATTGATCTTGCTTTCGGTATGCTGGAAGTTGAGAAGCTCACGAAAGAAGAAGTGAAGCAATACATTCGCTACATTGCTGATCGTCGCCTCATCTCAATGGGTATGAAAGGAATCTACAAGATTAAGAAGAATCCTTTACCGTGGGTTGACGGCATGCTTGGTACATCTCACACCAACTTCTTTGAACAGAAGGTGACAGACTACAGCAAGGGTGCTCAGACTGGTACGTGGGATGATGTGTGGGGTAGGGCTGCATGAGAAACTTCACCGTCAACTACAACAGCCAATGTAACGTCTTCAAAGGTGTGTTGCATGTCAAAGCAAACACCATCTCTGAAGCACAAGACAAGTTCTTTGAATGGCTACGTGAACAACCGACATATCCACATCTCTGGCAACTCACTTTCGAGTTCACTGAGATTGGAACTAGCCTATAATGTCCCCTAAGAAGCCCCATGTCGGGGCTTCTTCACAACCAAAGGAAGTATTGATGGTTACTAAACGTAAAGCAGCACCAGCACAGTCTCACGAATCACTAGCACCAGCTACTAAAAACAATAGCTTGCGTGTACGACTCGATGACATGGCAACGATCCAGCCTAAGACAGCAAAGCAGAAGGAATTCTTCGATGCCTATAACGCTGGTGATTACTTCATGTGCTTGCATGGTGTAGCTGGTACAGGCAAGACTTACATTGCCCTGTACAAAGCGCTTGAAGAAGTGATGGACAAGAGCAGCCCTTACAAGAAGGTTGTCATTGTTCGTAGCTCTGTGCAGAGTCGTGACATGGGTTTCTTACCCGGTGATGCTAACGAGAAGATGGAGACATTCATCCAGCCCTATCGTCAGATCTGTGCTGACCTGTTCAACCGCAAGGACGCATGGGACCGTTTGTCAGAACAAGGCTACATCGAATTCATTTCGACCAGCTTCATTCGCGGCACAACCTTCACCAACTCCATCTTGTTGGCTGATGAAATTCAGAACATGGGATTTGAAGAACTCGATACCATCGTCACTCGTGTTGGTCACACATCAAAGATTATTTATTGTGGTGACATTCGACAGACTGACTTGAAGAAGAAGGATGACAAGACAGGCTTACCAAAGTTCTTGGACATTGTGCAGGACATGCGAGAGTTCAGCCGCTTTGAGTTTGGTATGGATGACATTGTCCGTAGTAGCTTGGTGAAGAACTACATCATTGCCAAAACACTTTATGAGGATCGTCAATAATGTTCATCGTAAACCTGCGACAAGGCATCGGCTTTGACATTGAATACAACGAAGACATCTGTCACATCGTTGACACTGGTGAGAAGTATGACACGTTGCATGCCTATGATGGCATTATCATCTTACTACCCTTCCTCAAAATCTATCTTGGTAAGTTCGACCAAATCGGTGAACTAATTCCAGACAAGAAAGATGATTGAAGTTGTCATCACAGGCGACATGCTCGTCACTGCCAGAGACAAAGCGGCAGAGATGGGCAGGCTACGCAACAGCATCATCAGTGGGGCAGGCAACTTAGCTGGCTTCATAGGTGAAGCGGTTGCTCAGCAGGTCATGGGAGGTGTACTCGCTAACACCTACGACTATGACCTCATCTTGTGTAACGGTAAGACAGTGGATGTGAAGACTAAGCAGACTTCTGTTAAGCCGTTAGAAACCTATGAGTGTTCTATTGCTGCTTTGAATACCAAGCAAGGATGTGACTACTATGCTTTCGTTCGTGTGAAGAACGACTTCAGTGTAGGATGGTTCTTGGGTGTGTACGAAAAACAACAGTATATGCTTGACGCAAAGTATCTGACTAAGGGTACAATCGATCCCGACAATGGCTATGTAGTTAAGAGCGATTGTTACAACCTTCCTATCCACCAACTAAAGGAGCATGCTTATGCCACCCGCTAATAAAGCCACCATCATCTTCACCGACAACAACGATGGAGGACTGGAGATGCAAATCTTGTTTGATCCTGAACCAGTCAACAAAGAATCCAACGCACACATCGCTGCTGTGTTGGCCTACCAATACGTCACAGAGAAAGTTAACGAGCTTGACGAAGATGAACCAGCCTGAACAACCTATCAAGCGCACCTCTGTCACCACGACAGACATGGCTGAGAAGACTAAGAAGGTGACATACTACATTGTCCCTGAAACCACTACCACGCTTTGCTTTATGCATCTACATTGTGGCTTCCTCATCGTAGGTAAGAGTGCTTGTGTAGACCCTGCCAAGTTCAACATGGCCCTTGGTGAGAAGTATGCTTACGAAGATGCCATCAATCAAATGTGGCAACTTGAAGGCTACCTGCTCAGTAACGAACTTTATGGAGATGTTTATGACACAGTTTAAACGCCCTCAACATTTGCTCAGCATTCAATTCGGCAAAGGCTATTACGCCTTCAGTCGTGGATGGTTGAGTAATAGCTATGACCCTGATAGCTTGGCTGGTAAGGAATGGCAACGTGGCTTTGACCGAGCCTACTTCGACAATCTTGCGAGGATTAAATGACAACATTCAATCGACTTCATAACATGAAGAATCCCAATCAAGGCAAAGCAAAGAAGGTGTTGTGCGTATGCTCAGCAGGTTTGTTGCGTAGCCCTACATTGGCTTGGATATTGTCTAACGATCCCTTCAACTACAACACCCGTGCTGCTGGTACAGCCAGTGACTACGCTCTCATTGTTCTCGATGAGGTGCAGCTTCAATGGGCTGATGCTGTGGTGTTTGTTGATGAAGGTAATTACAATGTTGCAAGGTACGACCATGCTGAGTTGATCGACAACATGGAATGTCATGTGCTGAAGATACCGGACATGTATAAGTTCCGTGATCCTAAGCTTGTGGAGATTGCTACACAGCAGTTGAAAGAAGCGTTCAAGGTGTAACTCGGTTCGCCAACAAAAAGGGGAAGCTTTATCGGCTTCCCCTTTCTTCGTTGTGTCGGTGGTTGTTACCGACGACTTGCAAGGCCACCCTTGGCTTTACCGACAGCGCCAATGTCGGTATATGTACCTTCAATGATGTCAAACTTTTCAGCGTTGCTGGACGGCTTACGTTTGAACAGTCGAACAAACGCATCTTCTTGTGCAGCCTTGTTTGGTGCTTTCTCGTACAGAGCGTCGATGGCAGATTGACCAAAGCGTTCCAAGAATATAGCTTGTGCTGATTCTTTATATCTACCCAGTGTCTCATTCATGGCACTCTTAATTGCTGCTTGTTGTTCGTTAGCAGACTTCGCTTTGTAGTCTGGACTAGTGATCAACTCAGTGACAACACCTCTGAACTCTGGTGCAGCCAATTGAACACGCAAGTTATCCAAGTCTCTGTTACCTGTTGTCTTCACAACAGAATAGGGTTGGATGTTGAGGCGTGTGAGTTCCTTCTCAATCGCTGTTGTAGGAGGTGTAGGGCGTGTTCCAGTGAACTGCCTAGCCACTGCAGGGGTTTGCTGTTCTGTGGCTTGGAAGAGGCTAGGACGGCTTTGCAACAGATCACGAGCACCCGGTATAGGTGCAGCCACTGTAGCCACTGCAGCTTCAACACCCGGTGATACCTGACCAGCCAATGCTGTAGAAGCTTTAGCGTCCACCACACGCATGTCATCACGCAAGAAGTTGACAGCGTCATAGATGGGGTTCAGTACGTTATCAAATCGGCTAATGAAATCACCAACAACTTGACCGCCTTTCTTTTCCATACTTTCAGTGATACCACCTTCGACAGTCTCAGCAAGAGTGTTGAACACAGACTTCTGTGTACCAGCAGAACGACCAAGACCTGCAATAATTTCAGCAAACTTTGTGCCTTCAAAATTACGCACACGTCCAAGTTGCAGTAGCTCGTATTGGTTAGTGAGCTTTTGCTTCTGTGGATCGTTAGCGTCCAATGCGTCAGCTTGTTCTTTAATCTTAGTAGCTTCTGCTGCGCGTTCTTCCGGTGACATTGTTGTTGTGTACCACAGTTCTTTACCGATGTCCTTCATCACTAAAGATGCTTCAGCCAGTGCCATGATGTTCACATACGGGAACAAAGTGCTGCCGTCTTTGACATTACCGTCATCGTCTTTGTACTGGTAGAAGGCAACATCAGAATTGTCTTCTCGGAAAGCCATAGCAGCGACAACGGCTGCAGTACCAACAGCGCTGTCCAGCACCTTACGCTTACCTTCATAAGACATACCAGCGGCTTCCAAAGTTTTACCTTCATCACGAAGCTTAGCAGCCTGTTTCAATTCTTGATAACCACCAACACCACTCATTGGTGTCATGCGATATGTGTAACGAACAGCATTAAGTTGGAAGCGAATGAAGGGGGCAACAAAGTCTTTGACAATACCTGTACCAGCGTTGCTGTTGACTGTCTGCAGCACTTTGAATGCTAAGTCCTCTGACAACCCTTCAATGCTCTTCTCACCAGTTTGTTTAAACGAATAAGAGAACGTCATCTTCATTGTGTCTTCAGCAGCAGCTTTGAGCAGTGATGTTGGCACAGGCTTGTCATTAGCCATGAAGTCTTCAAAGTCAAGACCAACATCTTTCATGCGGTTCTTCACACTCTGAATGAAGATGGGACCACGAACAACACCGTCAACAGCGCGGTTGAAGATGTTTAATGTACGTATCACGTCATTGACTGCACCACCACCTTGTGTCTCAACTTCAGCACCTACGTTGGTAATGAGGTTGTTGAGGCGTGGGTTGTTCTTCAGAGCCATGTCAGCCAACTCTTTGGTGTAGCCTGCATCCATCAACTTAGACAACACAAAACCACCGTCAGCAAAGATAGTGCCGATCTCTTCCTTCACACGGGCAGCATTGACAGGAGCACCACCACCACGCAGGTCATTAACCATACGCCCAGCAGACTTAATAGTGGCTTCCATCACATCGCCAGCAACTTGGATACCCAACGTACCTGTCAAACCAATGGCGTTCATTACAGCGGTGCTCAAGCCTGCAGTGGATGCACCAACTGAAGCGCCTGTAGTGGTCTTGATACCACCAATGATTTTACCTGACAAGTATTCTGTACCAGCACCAGCGTTCAACATACGAGTGAAAGCGTCTTCCAAAGCTGGATCACCCTTCGTTAGCTTACGAAGCATGTCAGCAGTGGACTTAGCTTGTTGTAAGAACGCACCAGCCTCTGAAGCCTGCACCTTAAACATCTCAAGGAAGTCTGCAGGTTTAACACCAGCACGTGATGCAGCTTGCTGAATGACATCTTCATCTGCCACATTCAATGCATCAACAATACCCTGCACTGTTCTAACTTCTTCTAGGTTAGGACGCAGGTCTGGGTTGTCTGTGAAGAGTTGCTTAGCCACTTTAAAGATGTCATCGACAATGGGTTTCTTCAGCACAGACTCCATAGCATCTGTAGGTGGCGACACAGTGTCGAACGTAGCCTCACGTGTGGCTTGACGCTCAACAGGCGACTCAAACAACGGAGCCAACACTTGCTTCTCTTTCTCAGCAAACTTGGCTTTAAAGTCTTCAGTGGCTTTATCAACCTGTGCAGGCTTAGCTGTAGCTTTTAAATCTTGAATGCGCTCAGCAGTACGCTTACCACCAGCAGCAACAGTCTTTGCAGCAATAGCACCTTCAACAGCCATACCAAGACCAGCAACAACTGCTGTCTCTACATAATTCACTTCATCACGTAATGCCAACTCAACGTCTTGTTTCTGTTGAACAATGTTTGTGCCACCAGCAACAGCGCCTTCAGTGGCTGCAGTGACACCAGCAGTCTTGAGTTGTGTACGAGCCAACGATTGTGTTGTACGCAGAGCAGCTTGCTTGTACAATGCGCCGCCAACACCACCCACATAAGTGAACGGATCTGTAACAACCTGAGCCACTGTCTCCAGTACATCACCACCCATTGCCTTAGCAACATCACGAGCCTTCACTTCCATCTCTCGTTGCTGAGGTGTAGCGTTGGAAAGGCGTGTCAGTGTAGACACTTCATCGAGAGTGTCCCTGTTGAATGACGAACGAAACTCTTCCATCAACTTCACAGGGTCTTTAGGCAGCGGTTTGTTAGGACGACTAGACTTGAAATAGTCTGTAGCGAACTGAACAATCTCTGGAGACTGTGCAGCAATCTTAGGTGTCAAACCTTCATTGCGTCCACCAAACTTCTGCTTAGGAACCATACCGAAAGCAGCACCACCTTCACCCTCAACAGGAGCAGTGACACTAGGTTGAGGCTTGGGTGTCAGCTTCTCAACAGCGGCATCCAATGTAGAGAAGTCTTTACCTGTAGCAGGTTTTGGTTTAGGTTGTGTAGCCATCAACGATGGTGCAGGTTGTGGAGCCTCTACAGGCTTCTTAGCTGATGCACGTGGGAACACACCAAAGGCAGCACCGCCAGCGCCCTCAACAGGAGGTGTAACACTGACAGCACGTTCTAGTTGTTGTGGTGTTGGTCGAGGTTGTGCTGGCTTTGCAGCCTGTGCAGGAATCAAGTCATCAAACAGTCCTGTGCTGCTAGACTCCTGTTTAGGAATCAAGTCATCAAACATTCCCATTACAACTCCTGACCAGTGGTTTCTTTAAATCGTTTAGCTACAGCGGCAGCGTTAGCACCTTTAGCAATGGCTGCTCTAGCCTCTGCACGGGCAGCGTCAACAGATACAGCAGACTTTGGTGCTTGTGCAGGCGTTGTTGTCTGTCCTGTTGTCTGTACAGGTGCTGTTGTCTGTGCAGGTCTATTGAGTCCATAAGCAGTCATTAACTGACCAACCTCTGCATTGACAGGACGACCTTGTGTTGTAACAAGACCTAAGTCTTTCAAACCCTGCATACGAGCCTGAGTCATACCTTCAATGTATTCTTTTTCCTGCTCAGGATTCAATCCAACTTTCTTACCGGGGATGGTGATGCTCTTACCTGTTGCTGGATCTGTAACAACCTTCTCTTCGACATACTTCCTCCAACCAAGACCTTTGTTTGTGATCATGTCGGTGTTCATGTAGTCTTCCACACGAGTCTTAGCCTTGGCGTAGGTGATAGCATCAGCACTACCGCCTGTACCAGCACGTTCACTCTTAGTGCTAGTGGCTTCACGTCGAGCTTTGATGTCAGCGTTGATGCCATTGATCTCTTTAGTCAATGCAGCCACAAGGATAGGATCATCTTTACTATCATTACGTTGAATCTCTAAGCGATCACGCCTGTCTTCCAGCTTCTTATCAGCCTTAACTATTTCTGATTGAGCTTCCTTGACCGTAGCATCAGCGTCTCTATATTCTTGGCTGTCTTTACCAAACTTCCGACCAGCTTGGAAACGAGCAGCCTCACCAGTCTTAATAATTTCATCCATACTAGAAGGTGTTGTCTCAAACACCTTAGCCATATCAAACGTACCAGCCATTGTAGGACGTTCAAGTTTATTAGTAGTCTGCATTGTCTCAATGTCAGTACCCATTGCACGAGCGAATCGACGCTCTGCTGTTTCACCAGCACCTTCACCAACACGATCAATGAAGCCACCAAGACCAGAGCGATATTGCTTCTTCACAGCAGCGGCCACTTTGTCAGCAACTTCAGGCATATCAGTGATGCGCTCAGCAACAAGAGCATTAGACTCATTACCGGATGCAATAGAGATGACATCACTCAAACTAATCTTAGTTGGATCTTTCATCTTCTTCAACGCCTGCAACGCAGCAGGGCTACTTTGCAAATATGCAACTTGTTCAGGTGTAGCGTTAGCGTATGTTGTAGTGATCCAATCTTTCTCAGCATTCAGTGCGTTTGTTAATTCACGATTGGACTTTCGTGTTTCTTCATAGCTTTCAGACAACTGTTTCACCCGAAGCATCGCCTCTTCTTTAGCGCTCTTCTCAGCTTTCTCAATCTCTGAAGACAGTCCTTCGGCAGCACCACCTAGAAAAGCAAGTAATCTACTCATCAAACACCTTCTTTCTTCATACGCGACATCAACCCTTTAGACACTGGAGCTTCTTCAACAACAGGCTCAGCCTTCTCAGCAGCAGCTTGTGTGGTGTCAGCAATGACTTGCTTCAACACACGGGGATGAATTGTCATACCCTTCTCCAACTCTTTAGGGAAGACAACAACATCAACCTTGTTCAAAGCAGCAATGGTCTTCAACACTTCAATGACCACTGGCATCACTAGCACAGCGGCATCAAGTGTATGTTTACCAGTGGCTACACCGTTCAACACCAACGACTCAGCAATCACAGCTAGTGGTGTTTCGGTGTCAATGGCATCTAACACATCGTTCATTGAATCAACACTACCCAAAGCACTGATGTAAGTGTTGGCAATTGTGACAATGTCAGTGTCCTTTGGTGGGTTCAACCACGGCCTACTCTTAGGTGGTGCAGTCCATGACACACCCGGTGGTACGGGGTTGAACATCTCACCAACAGTTGCATTACTTTGTGCCATTTAGGATTTCCTCACGAGCTTCACGAATACCCTCGATGATTTCAACAATAGACATCATCTGGTTTGTTTGTTTATTACTGGTGTCATCTTTACCAGACGGTGCAAGTAGTCCACGCTTAGAGTTTTTACCAGACTTGGTTGTTTTTCTAGCAGCAATTGTTGCTTCTATTTTATCGTAATAGGCTTCAATGTTCATCATATGTTTATTCCTTAACTGGTAATTGTCTTGACCGCAGAAGAAACTTTATCATAGTTTGCTAATACTGTTACAACAGCCGTACCAAGAGCAGCAAGCGCGTTATTGGTGGACGACACCTTAGCAGCGTTCGCCGACGAACTAGAGGTCAACGTAGCAGCAGTGATCTGTGTAGCCCTATCCTTTGTAGACTCACCAGTCTTCCACGACATTTCAAGCAAGTCACGATATGTTTGGCTTTGTTGTGCATACTGAGCAGCAGACAAGTCGGTAGCGTTCTTTGCATTTACAGCATTGGCAGCATTGACAGCAGCAGTGTTAGCTGTAGAAACTTCTGCCAAGACTTTAGCATTGGCAATGTTAATCTGGTTGACCATGTTGGAATTAAATTCCTCACGAGCATTAGCTTGCTGTGCATTGAACCTGCTTAATTCATTAGCAGCCAATGCATTTGCCAGATTCACCTTAGTTGTAATATCAGCGTTAAACTGAGCAGCATTCTGTGCAAGTGTTGCAGAAACTTTATCTGCCTCAAGTTTGTTTTGTGAGTTAGTAATGTTGACAGCATTAGCAAAACCAGCATCACTAATCAAAGCGTCATTCATCTCTTGTGCTTTAAACAACGCAGTTTGTTGACGATTGTCCAAGTTCTTAATGTCCATAGTTAAGAAAGCTTTAGCATTCTCAACGGCAACCTGCTGACGATTGTTTAGATTAGTCAACTCAAGCTGCGACATCTGTGCCATCTTACCTAACACAACAGCGTTACGGGCTGACAAGTTGGCAACATCCATTGAGTTGGCAAGCCTGCTGTTCTCAATAGCAATCTGTGTACCTGCATCAAAGTTTTTGTTGGCAATGTCAGCAACACGTGCAGCGTTCAACACACGAGTCTGAAACGCCTGATCAAACTCTTGACCGAGAAACTGAGCACGTTGTTGACCAACAAGCATTGCGGTTTGTTGACGGTTGCTTAGGTTCTGCAAACCCATTGTCTCAAACACTTTAGCGTCAGCAGCAGCAATGGGTGTAGCCGCTTCAAGCGTAGCCTGAATAATGGCCTGACCAGCCATACTAGAAGCACCGAGTCCACGCGCCGCCATCTGTGCATTAGCTGCTCTCATTGATGCAGCAGCCCAAGGTGGTGGAGAGCCTGCATCAAAGTTGGTGAGCAACTTGTTGAGTTGACCCTGCACTGTCATGTCTTCAGTGACAACACCTTGTGCTGCCTGAGTCTGTGACAACACTTGTTCAGCACGTGCCATGTCAACAGCCGACCCCGACACCATTTCACCTTCCTGCACTGTACGTGTAGGAGCACCCTGTACTGTACCAGCAACACCTTGTGCTGCCTGAGTACCAGCAACAGCGGTTGTTTCTGGTGCTTGTGTGGCGGCTGTGGCTTTAGCAGCGTCAGAAACAGTTCCCTGCTGTGCTTGTAGTTGATTTAATGTTTTGGTGACATCAGCTTGTGTGGAAGCAGCAGTGATTGTCTGTGCAGTGATTGGTGAAGGGGTAGGTACTGGAGTGGGTGCAGCGGCCTGTGTAAGAATACCTTGCTGTGTGGAACCAGCTTTGGTAACAGTGGGTGTCATACCCTGTGTAATTCCTGTCTGTGCTGGTGTGTAAGTTGCTGCGCCGGGAATGTTGGGAGCACCAGTACCTTTATCAGGTGTGCTTGTACCTGCTGTAAAAGAACCAGCAGTGCCACCAGTAGTACCACCAGCAGTGCCACCAGTAGTACCACCAGTAGTACCACCAGTAGTACCACCAGTAGTACCACCAGTAGTACCACCAGTAGTACCACCAGTAGTACCACCAGTAGTACCACCAGCAGTGCCGCC